TGTCGGATATATGACCGGTAGGTCCACGATCCTCAAGGACTTCACGACAGGTGTCAGCGCCGCGGCCACCAGCTTTGCGTACTTCCAACCCGCCAGATCGTTGTCTGGCAGCATGACCACAGTGGCGCCAGCAAAGTACTGGGTTATCTCTTGCGGCCAACTGCCAGATCCAGCGTGAGCACTGGTGGCTATTGCGCCGATCTCTACCAGGGCATCAGCTGCCTTTTCCCCTTCGACCAAGTAGATGGCGCGTCCAGCAGTCTTTGCGTTCAGCAGCTCGGGGAACCTGTACGGCACGATCCTGCAATCCCCCAGCGAGTAAGACCTTGACCCGTCCTTGTTGATCCTGGCCTGCCTGTAGTCTTTGCCCTTGGCCGTGCCAGTCTTAAATCTTTGCTTGACGAACAGGGGTTCACCGTCCTCGTCCACATAGACCCACTCATGCTCAAGTACTTGCGGCGTGAGTGCCGGCAGTGGCTTGATCGATGCCAATGGATCGCGTTTCTCGATCTCCGGCAGCAGACCGTAATCCCTGATGGCGTGGAACAACTGATGCTGATCGCAGCCAGAGTGACACTTGAACAGCGGTTTGCCGTCTTCACCGTCACTGATCGACAAGCTCGGGTTCTTGTCTCCATGCCCTTGTCCATGCGTTGGCAGTGGGCAACTTGCCAACCATCCTTTGCCAACTCTCTTCGCGTTGCCAAGCGCTTTTGCTATTTGTTCGGCTTGCATTTATTCTCCAATTTCTTGAGCCGTGCTTCCAATTCGTACACCCGCCGGGCCAACATGAGCACCAGCAGTTGCCAGAATTCTTCTTTTGATTCCATGAGGGAAAAAAAAGCCGGGGACAAAGCCCCGGCCCTTAATTCGTTACGTCTTAGAACAAGTCCTCATCAGAGTGAACGGGAATGGGTGCAGCGTGTTGCTTGGCCGCTGGAGCTGCTGGTGCCGGTACTGGCGCTGGAAAAGGATCAAACTCATCAACTGGCGGTGTCTGCGCGTCCATGCCTGCTGGCCGGGCGATCCAACCTGTCAGGGTGAAGTTCGGGATGCGTGTTGTGCCCTTGCCGATCTTCTCCATGCGCGAGCCTGTGTACTCGACCACTGGCAGCTTGCCCAAGTTGGCAACACGCTGCTCAGAACACTGCTTGTAAAGTTGCTCCATCCCCATGCAAGGTCCGACTCCGTTAGACGACCACTCGACAGTGCCCAGTGCCTTGGAATAAAACACGATGGAGAACCCGCGCTTGTGGTTTGCAGTGGGCTGCGGACCCTTCTTGCCCAAGGAGGCATCAGGCTGCCAGTCCCTGACTCCTACGCCCAGCTCGAGCCAGCCAGTTGTGACGTTGTCAATGTCAAATACCACTTTGCCAAGTTGGATCTCTCCATCTTGATTGGTCCAAGCATTGGCCTGGGGGGAAAAACGAATGTAGGAGCCGGAGCCACTACCAGAGGACAGATTTAGCATTTTGCGTTCTCGCTTTCAAGGTTGTGTGACTTGCGTCACGGTTGGGGGAATGGGATTATTGGGCAATCTCTACGGCACGGCCTAGAGTCAAACCCGATGATTCTTTTGTGGTGAGGTCATCGACCAGGGATTTCTTGTCCTTGCCCAGCAGCTTCTCGGCCACCGCAGGCGTCACCATCTCTGTCAGGACCAGTTTGGACTTGTCAAGACCAGCGTCAGTGAGCGCTTGCAAGGCAGCATCCTCGTTGGTCCATTTGCGCGTTGCACGCTTAGGCACCATCTGCCAGCCATGAATTGACTCACCATTCCTGATTCGTTGCACAGCATGGTCACGCACAGCGTCAATGAATTTCTCGACCACTGGCGCACGCTCCAAGAGGTCAGCAATCTGCTCAACTGAGAGCGAGAGCATGACGGCCTGGATCTGCTCCTTGTCCAGAGTTGTCAGGTTTGGCTTGGCCGCGAGCACCTCAAACCCTTTGCGTTGGGCAGGGCAAACGATCTTGGCAGGGCAGTACTGGCAGGCAGAGTCACTGGGAGTGGGCTGAGAGGCAGCGTCAGTGCTGGCCTGGATGGCCGGGCGCAAGGTGTTTTGATACCAGTCCCAGAGTTCTTTATACGTCATCGAGTGACTGCGCACGTCACCATGGTGCGGCTGGACAATGCGCAACTCAATCTGCCCAGGCGGTGGGATGCCGTTCTTTGCGGCTGACCTGATGGCCCCCAAGGCGTAGATCTTGAGCTGGGGACTGTCAGCATCCACCCAGCCCTTGCCGGTCTTCAAATCGCTCACGATGAGCTTGCCAGACCCCAGGCCCACAACGTCAGCAGTCCCGCCCAGCTTGACCTCATCAGTGTCCACAATGGTGACGTACTGCTCGACTCTGACGTGCCCAAGCTCATCATGGACCCGCTTGATCTCATCGAGGTGGAGCTGGGCATATTCGGCATTTGTCTGCGTCATGGTGATGCCTTCCACGGTCTTGCCGACATAGTCTGCCGGACTGGACTTGGCCTTGAAGCACAACTCAGCCAGGGCATGGATGGCCGTCCCGATCTGTGCGGCCTCGCCAGAGGGTTGCTCTGGGATACCAACAGACAACTTAACGCTGGCCGGGCAGGCGATCCAGCGTGACGCTGCACTTGGTCTGAGTATTATTTTTTGTTCCATGATTCTCTCTCTGCATCCTGTTCGTTGATGATCGTTGTGTAGATGAGCTGGCGCACCTCGTTGCTGACTGCGTGCCCCAGATCCTCGGGGTTGAGCATTCGGCCCATGAGCAGCGTCTTGTCCTGGTTGGCGCGTCTGGCTTTTTCCAGCTCATGGGTGAGCCAGACAATCTGGTCCCTCATGGCTTTGCGTTCTGCGTCATCCATGCTTACGCCCCCAATGTGCGATGAGTGCAGCGTCAGCCCGGCCATCGTCCTTGACGCGCTTGAAGAAATATTCGTAGTTGGGAAATAGCTCCATTGCCCTGGCCCGGCTGGCATCCTTGCCAGGGCTGCGCCCAATGGCACGGGTCCAGGTTGCAGGGGCCACAAAGGTGACTGGCATCTTGAGCGCTGCCAAGATCCCCTCGATCATGCCGAAACTGCGGCCAAAGCTAAAAACGCTGGTCACGCCCTGCCCACTGACAGCACCCACGCGCTCGCAGTAGACGTGACAGTCTTTGCCGGCGTACAGGTTCAGCAACTCAGCCAGCTCATTTGCTGACACCTGCCGCTTGGCTTTTCCATTTCTGTCCACGGTCATCACCGGCATATCGTGGATCTGGAGTGAGTCATCTGTGAGCACCGCGATGGCACCCGATAGACCTGGGTCGATGCCAATGTGCCTCATTGGTTGGCCTCGTCCATAGCCTTGTTGAGCACTTGCAGCCTGGCCGCTACCATAGCATCAACGACCTGATTGAGGCGCACTACAGAGGCATAGAGTGGCTTGGTGCGGCCACTGAGCCACCTGCTGGCTTGACTCTGGTCGATCTCTGCGACACGGCAGACATCGGCCATTGAGTAGCCTGCGGCACTGGCCTTTGCCATCACGTCTTTGATGGGGTTGTCGGTTGTTTTCATGTCTTCTATGTTAACCACAAATTGACAACTTGTGCAAGACCATGAAAAAATGGGGGCCAGACAGTGATGCCCAGCCCCCTAAATGGCAACTGCATCGGGTGGAGTGCCCGGCGCAATCAGCGGGAGGATGAACCCGCCAGGGTCATTGTATGGGGTTAATAGTTGACTAACTTACAAGGGATTTGATGACTTAGTCAATCAGCGTATGATCGGCAGATCAACAACAAGGAGATGTATGTACTCAGAAATCGATGAATCCGAATGGCGCTGGCAGCAGATCTTGACCCGGCCCATTCACCCTGATGACGCCCCCAACTGATGAGGATGAAGAAGATGCCCAGACCCAAGAGTGAGATGACCAGCGTGGCCGTCACGGTCAGCGCCAGGCTGATCCCGGCGCATTATGCTGAGTGGAAACGCCTGGGCGGTATCAACTGGCTGCGCCAGCAACTGCGCGAATCAATCCAAAAACAAAAGGAGCAAAAATGAGCGCATTCAAATTCGGGCTGGCACTGGCACTGATGCTGCCCTTCATCGGGTTCCTCTGCCGGGTGGCCGTGGAGCTTTTCCTGTACGGGTATCACGCGCTGTGAGTGGCTGGCGCAAGAAACAAATCAAGGAGTATGAAGAGATGGCAATTGACAACAGCACGGGCAAAGACAAGGAATTTTATGATCTTGGCAAAAAGATGTTTGATCGTATACAGCCGATTACTCGGGGCGTTCCTCAGATTCCTCAAGAGCGTTACCCAAAGCGCCCTTGGGTTGGGTTGACAGATAAGGAAATACTGGCAGATGATGTATTGCGGTATTACTTTGGATTAAATGGAGGGGGTGGGCCAGTGTCAAAAAGCGGCAGAAAAATAGTTGATGCCATCGAAAAAAAATTAAAGGAATTGAATCAATGAAAGCACCACCACCAAGCAAAGAGTTGTGCCTGCTGATGGCAAAGATTACTTACCCACGCGATGAAAAGCTGAGCTGGACTTGG